AAGAACATGCATACGACATTGTCTGTCTACTTAGAAAGTATGGGCATAACGTGATGAGAATACCAACAGCAAAAAATCAAAAGCATTTACATAATGTTGATGGTACTGATATGACTACAGTTATTATGAGAAAATTCCTATACGAACGTGTTGATGGTACTAGGAATTCTCTTGGCGAACTAACATAATAGCTATGCATAACTTTCTATTAGGTTTTGCATGGGCGGTGGGGTTAATCCTCATCGCCTTTGCTTTCATATTGTAGGTATGCTTGGCCCCGTAGCTCAGTTGGACTAGAGCAACAGCCTTCTAAGCTGTGGGTCGTAGGTTCGAGTCCTACCGGGGTCGCCATTTAGAGGAGAAATATAGATGAGTACACAGATACTTTTATTTGATGACGGTCTACACGCCAAGTGGAAAGAATTTCACCACGATAACCCACGAGTGTACGAATTATTCAAGAAGTTCACGTTTCAGGCAATTCAAGCTGGACACAAATCATTTTCATCAGACGCAATCTGCCATCGGATTAGATGGGAGACGAGTGTTGTTACGTTGGAGGAAGGGGTAAACCCTTACACTGGAGAGAAGTTAAAGATCAATAACAATCACGTTGCCTATTACGGACGTAAGTTTATGCGGGACTATCCTGAATATGACGGGTTCTTCCGTACACGGGATACGAAATCAGCTTGAGAAGAAACAACTATGAATAAATATACTCAAAGACAATGGGATAGAGCAGTGGGCTATGGTAAAGTTCCTGATGAATACAATACTGAAATAGAAAATATTGCTTTAATTTTAAGACAATATATTTTTAAACTTCAGCATGAAAATAAGATACTAAGAAAGATGATACATAGTTTATCAAGAGATACAAAAGAACAGGTAGATAAGTTTATTGCTGTGGCTGTTGCCGTTGAGAAAATTGAGAAAGATGATTGTAAAGGAATATTTTCATAAGTATGTAGTCTGTGACTGGGAAGCATAAAGGACTTTATTAGATGATAGGAATGGCATATGTAAGGATGATGGAGATGACTGACAAGGACAAGAAACACACAAGCAAAAATCCCTATGCGAGAATTAAGGAATGGAAACTCTTTCGTAAGAGGATTATACAATCCAAGAAAAATTATGATCGTAATAAATTTAAGGTTGACAAGAAAAAGGATTTAGTATAATGTCAGGACAAATGACTGTTGTTAATTTTGGTCTATCAAGTGCAGAGTATACACAATTATGGTTGAAAGTAAAGAACAAACAGGCCGATGAAGAATTCTTTAAACTTGTCAATGAACTTATGAATGATCATTCTAAGATATTAAAAGAGATAATTAACTACTCCAATATAAAAATAGTTTGGTCTGATAGTTTTGGGGAAGACACTAATTGGGATGAGACTTATGGAAAAAAAGAATAAGAGGAATAAGAAAGAGTGGAAGTGGGATAGAGTATTAAAAGATAAGTATAAGAAAAGAAAGAGAATTTATTATGCAGAAGATACTAAACAAAGCAGAGATAGTCAGAGAAAAGAAAGACTCCTTCAAGGTTTGGAGTAAGGTTCACCTATCTCTTCTGGAAGAGTGGACTTCTCAAGACTGGAAGAAGTATAATAAAAATAAGGATAGTTATTTTTTACATCCTTATAAATGGACGATGATTGCCGCCGGAAAAACTAAAGAAGAAGCAACAGAAAATGCAAAGGATATTATTTCTCGACATAGAGACTGATGGTCTGGATGCCACAAAGATATTTCTTTGTGTATGCAAAGACAGAGATACAGGAAATGTAACATGCCATACCCAACCTAGAACATTCAACAAACTTATTGAAGACTATGATATTCTGGTGGGGCATAATATTTTATCCTTTGATGCTCCCATACTGAACAGACTATGGGATTCAAATATAAGTCTATCAAAAATACAAGATACATATATCTTTTCATGTCTCTTCAACCCTGACAGAGAAGGACGCCACTCTCTGGCATCATGGGGCAAGAGACTGGGGCTGGATAAGATTGACTATCATGACTTCTCATGTTTCTCTCCAAAGATGCTGGAGTATTGTGAGAACGATGTTCACATTACACACAAAGTGTATGATTTTTTAATGGGAACTGAGAAGAAAGATTTCTCTGACAAATCAATAGCTTTGGAGCATAAGATAAGGTATGTTCTTAATAAGCAAGAGAGTAAAGGTTTCTACCTCAACACTGAAAAAGCACACAAGCTTATGATGGAAGTCCTCAACAAGGCAACAGAGATAGAGGAAAGTGTATTGAGTAAGGTTCCTCTCAAGTCTAGGTTTATTAAAGAAATAATACCAAAGATCAAGAAGGATGGAACACGTTCCAATGTAGGGTTGAAGAATTATGATTATGATAATATCGTTGGGCCTTTCTCTGCATTTGAGTATCAGAAATTTAATCTTGCATCACCAAAGCAAATCATTGAGAGACTAGATCAGTATGGATGGACTCCCATTGAGTTCACACCAAAGGGTTCACCAAAGATCAGTGAGAAAAATCTGGAAACAATATCCCCTTCTGCACCGGAGGAGATCAAGAGGCTGGCAGAATGGAAGATGCTGAAGACCAGAGCCAAGACGATTGAGAGTTGGCTGGATGTGGTGGACGAGAACAATCGAGTACATGGCAAGGTTATCACAATGGGTGCTGTGACAGGGCGCATGGTTCATGCAGACCCCAACATGGCAAACATCGTGGCAAACCATAAGCCATATGGTATTGAATCACGTTCTTGCTGGACAGTACCAGACGACAAGCATGTTCTGGTGGGGATGGATGCCAAAGGACTGGAACTGAGAATGTTGGCACACTACATGAAGGACAACGAGTACATCCATGAGGTTCTGGAAGGTGACCCACATACCTACAATCAGGAACTGGCAGGTCTGCCCACTCGAAATGCAGCAAAGACCTTCATCTATGCCTTCATCTATGGTGCGGGTAATCAGAAGATAGGCTCCATTGTTAATGGATCATCCAATGATGGTAAAAAACTGAGAGAAAAGTTCTTGTCCAGTCTTCCCAAGTTGGATAAGCTTATCAAGAGCGTGCAAAGACATTCAACCAGAGGTTACATCAGGGGTATAGACGGCAGGAGGATAATGATTCGGCATTCTCATGCTGCCTTGAATACTCTCTTGCAGGGTGGTGGGGCTATCTGTTGTAAGCAATGGTCTATCTTCCTTGATGAGGAAATTAAATGTAGACAACTCAGGGCATATCTGGTAAACACTGTTCATGATGAGCAACAGTATGAAGTTCATGTTGATGATGCAGAGGAGCTTGTCAGCTTGGCCGATCTTTGCATGACCAAAGTATCTGACTTTTTCCAGATGAATATTCCACTCAACGCAGATGCCCAGATAGGGAGAACATGGCAAGAAACTCACTAGAAAATATCCATGAAAGAAATTAAAATATCTCTGGACATGATTGAGAATGCTCGTGTCAAGTCTGAGGAAATGGGCAGACTGAGAAATTCTATCTTGAAGGGGGGTGGAAATCTGGCAGGATTTATCGGAGAGCAGATAGCATTGGAGTATCTGGGAGGAACATGGCACAATACTTACTCTTATGATATTATCCTGCCCAATGGTAAGAAAGTAGATGTCAAAACTAAACAGACCTCTGTAAAACCTTTACCAAATTATGATTGTAGTATATCAAACTACAATACAAAGCAATCATGTGATATGTATGCTTTTGTCAGAGTTAAGAATGATCTAACTGTTGGCTGGTATCTGGGTTCTATGGATAAGAAAGAATACTTTGAGAAAGCTACCTTCGTTAAGAAAGGAGATGTTGATCCCAGTAATAATTATACTGCCCGATCAGATTGTTATAATATTAAGATAGAAGATTTAAATTGATTGATTATCTTGAATGGCTCAGTACTATTGAAGAAGAACCAGAGCTTGATGGTGCAGGTAAGCTACTCGCTCCCGTATTTGCTGAACTATTATATGACAGGAGAGTCAAGACCATATATGAATGGTGTTGTGGTCCTGCATGGATAGGTTTGTGGTTACTGGAACAAGGCATATGTCAAGAACTTGTAGTATCCGATATCAATCAGAAAGCCATCGATTGTGTCAGGCGTACTGTAAGTAGACATAATTATCCTGTTCGTTCTTACCTGAGTGATAACCTTAAAGGTATACCTGAACATGAGAAGTTTGATATTATAGTTGCCAATCCTCCCAACTATATTAATATACAAGTGGATCATCCTATGGGTTTTCTCAGATATGATCTAAGACCATCAGATATTGATTGGAAAATTCATAGAGACTTTTATAATAATATAAGAAAACATATGCATAAAGAAAGTAATATGTATATATCAGAAGTTGAACCATACAAGAAAGAAGTGTGGCTTATGGGTAAGCTTTATGATAAAAGAGAAACAGAACCTATTAAAGATTTTAAAGATATGCTTTCAGCAAATGAATTAAATTTAAATAGTGTAGAAACATACACAATGAACCAAGAGAAAGATGCCTCTATTGAAATGGCTATACTAGATATTTCTCTTGGCAATACTGATTAAGCGTGGTACTGTGGTATATTATCAACAAACATTAAGGAGATAAATATGATGGCTGTACAGAAAGAGACTGCAATTATTTCAGGCAAAGCTTTTTGGACCAAGCTCAACCGTAAGGATGAGTATTCCGATAAGTACCAATTGGACGTAGGTGATCTTTCTGACAAGAGTAAGGAAGTCTTGACTTCTCATGGAGTTAAATTGAAGAATAAGAATGATGATAGAGGAGAGTTCATAACTGCCAGAACTCAATACCTCATTCCTGTCATTGACTCCGATAAGAAGACTATTGATCGAGATACTCTTATTGGTAATGGTAGTAGTGTCAGAGTGAAGGTTGACTTCAATAAGAATCATCCTTTTGCTGAGAAGTATGGTACGTCAATGTATCTCAAGAAGGTACAGGTGACTGAGTTAGTTGAGTATGGTAGAGATGAGTTTGACGACGACGACGACATGGTCTAGTCGTGATAGCAGGGCTTGTGATGAGCAATATTAATTTCGGAAACGCTCGTATGATCAAGAAGCATAGCGGGCGAGGGAGCGGGCAGCTATGCATATCTCTACATTAGTAAATGACATATATGATCGTGTTGCATCCAACAAGAAGGTCTCCAGAGAAAATCTGGAGTCTTTCTTGGAGGGTATTTCCAATGTTATCTTGCAACACCTAGAGGAAGAAAGGAATACATCCAGTGAAAAGAATATTAGAATGTCTTCAATCGGTAAGCCAGACCGTAAAATCTGGATGGAACTTAACGGTCCAAAGATTGAAAGATCATATCAACCATCTACGCTCATCAAGTTCCTCTATGGTTCAATCATTGAAGAACTGGTTATCTTCCTTACGAAAGAGGCTGGTCACTCAGTACAGGAACCTCAGAAGCAATGCGAGCTTGAAGGAATAAAGGGGCATCTTGATTGCAAGATTGATGGAGAGGTGGTGGATATTAAATCTGCCAGTGATTTTGCCTTCAGAAAATTCAAGACAGGATCAATAGAGTATGATGATCCCTTTGGTTATATAGCACAGGTCAGTGCATATGTTGAAGCAGAAGGTAAAGATGTTGGATATCTTCTGGCAATGAATAAAGTTTCTGGTGAAATTGTTCTGCTTGAGCTTGATGACATGACATTGATCAATGCCACAGAGCGTATTAAAGATGTCAAGAAGATAGCAGAGAGTTCAAGTATGCCAGACTTCTGTTACCGACCAGAACCGGAAGGTAAATCGGGAAACATGAAGCTTGCCAGAGATTGTGTCTATTGTGATTATAAGTGGACTTGCTTCCCATCTACAAGAGTGTTCAAGTATCAGGAAGGATTTAAATATTTAACAACAGTGAAGAAAGAACCTAAAGTTCCTGAA